TTGCATGGCAGCATTTTGCGCGCCCGTTCCCAATTGACCGTAAAGGGCTGCCTGAGACTGCTCCAATCCAACCCCCTGCAAGGCCGCATTTTGAGCAGCAGTACCCAAAGCGCCATATTGACCAGCACCGGTCATTTGTTGCGCTGCAATATTTGATACAGTTCCAGCGCCTGTGCCTTGCGCCAAACCTGCATTGATAAGGGCTTGTTGGGTTGCGCCGCCAAGGGTGCCGTACTGATTTGCCAATGCACCCTGTTGTTGTAGCCCTGACAAATAATTTTGAGCAGCCTGCTGATACCCTTGTTGCTCTAAACCACCAACTGTTTGGCCCAAAGCAAGATTTTGCTGATTCATCAAATTTGACATAGCAATATTGCTACGATCACCGCCAAATGCACCCTGACTAATAGCATTACCCATCAGTTGCTGTTGTTGCTGCTGATTGATGTTTTGCATCTGTGCAATAGTTGAATTAACAACATCTTGCGTATATGGACTTTGATAGGCTTGCACCCCTGCTTGATAATTTGGCGCATTATATCCTTGTGAAGCCTCCAAGGTTTTTGCCATTGCTGTTTGATAAGCTGGCTGCGCGAGGTAAGTAGCCTGTTGCAATGGCGACATGGCTTGATTGGCGTAACCGGATGCCAATCCATATTGAGGTATTGCACCGCCAGCCAAACCCTGCGCCGTTTGAAAATAAGGCTGCGCCACATTCGCACCAGCCTGAATCATATTAGCGGCTGTTCCCGCCGATCCATATCCTAAATTATATCCTTTTTGAGCCAAATTAGCGTTTTGTAGGGCTTGATTTAAAGCCTGTCCGGTTGTTCCCAAGCCTGCATTTACGGCAGAAAACGCTTGGTTAAAACCGGGTTGCGCGGATTGTGCATATTGATTGGCTAAATTAAGAGCGTTGCTTGTTGTTCCTTGAGCCGTTGTATAGGCATTTGAACCTTGCAAATCAGCAAGATTATTAGCGCTTAATGCTAATCCAGTTGATGCTTGTCCCAATTTCATATAGGGATCAGCAACTTGACCATATTGGTCCATTGCATTTAAAGCATTGCCAATATTAAGGGAAGAACTCCCATAATAAGGTTGGGCTGCTTGTGAATATAATTGTGTTTGATCAAATCCTAATTGCTGTTGAGCAGTAGCATTGGGTACTAACTCTCCCGTGTATGGCGTATATTCTTGTTGAGTAAGCGTTTTACCCAAATCCGTAATATAGTTATAATTATTAAGTACGGACTGCTGTGGAGTAGTCGTTTGTGTTGCGTTTGCGTCAGCCATACTGCACCTTTTTCATTATCCTACGTGTTCCAGATGAAAAATAATCCCGCTGGCTCACCAAAATTTCGTTTATACAGTTCCATCTTAGCACCAGTTTTGTTATTTGACAAAATTGGAATTAAGACTGGTAACTCTAAATCCTGAGCGACCTTTTTAGTAAAACCAACCAATTTTTGTATCCGTGAATCCTTGGCATTCCGGTAATCAGGATGCACAAAAACACACATTTCCTCCAAAAATTGTTTATCAGAATACCAATAGGCCGATATTCTAAGAACAATTGCGCCTTCCAACTTGCCTTTATCCCCAATAACGCCAACAATTCCATTGGTTTGTGTCAATTGAGGCCAAATGGCTTGTGCTACCTTGATTTCGTTTAAATCAAAAAACCCTATTTCCTCATGGACCAACTTTGCCAACGCCAAAATATCAAATAAATCGTCTCTTGTCGCTACCCGCACATGGCAAGGTGTTTCTATAATTTTTAATGGTCCACGGGCTTTTCGGGCTGTTTTTGACAATCTAATGCGTTTTTTGTTCGCTGTTTGCAGCATTTTAATCCTTTCTTGGCGGAGGTAATTTTTTTAACGTATTAATAAGGTCTTTACGAGCCAATACCACAGTGTCATCAAGGAGAGTATGCCCCCTATCAATATCCCCGCCACCAAGAGACCGAACAACGCTTGGAGGTATGACATATTCACCACCCGCTGCTACAATTGGGGCCAACGAAGCATCATCATGCAACCGTGGACCACCATTATGACCTATCATTCCGGCTTCTGGCGTGTTGGCATGGTCGTGACAGAGGCTATCAAACACATCAAAGCCGCCGTCGGTATTACCCTCACCAAATGATGATACAATGTCTGCCGGAATGACATAAGCCCCAGCCGGAACGTGCATATTTAAATGATCTGTCCGTCCTGCCACCGCAGAATGAATAGGCCCAATATGCGACCGCGCATCCTTGGCTGCGGCATCGGAAACGTCATTTTTACGCAAAGGTTGAGTAACGCCGCCAACAGCATGATTTGACCGTTTGGCAACATTGAGAGCAGCCGCGATCGCCTGATCTTGCGAGTGACCCGAATGAATCATTTCGGATATATTGTGGCTAATGGTTTTTTGGGATGACCCATGTGCTAATGGCATTATGAATACCCCACCGAAATAATAGAACTTGTCCCAGGCACAAAAACCAATCCCGTCGCAAACGGAATTTGAATTTGATATATACCCAAAGTGTTGGGTACGGCATAAATTCGGTTTCCAGATGTTGTTGATGTGCTGTTGGTATCGTATAAATAGCCTTGCGTAGAACCCGCCACAATTACGCTTACCGTCGCCAACCAGCCGGAAGATGATTTGATTACTTTACTGGCCGATATTTCCTTCGTTGAATTAGCGCCAGCATGATTAGTTAAAATATTAACATAACCATTAATGGCCTGCACACCGTTCTTCTGAGTAGTGAGGATGTCATCTAAACTAGCCATCAAAACCTCCCATCAGCCTGATAACGATATTTAACGCCACCTAAACGCCAAAAAGTTCCTGTATCAGAAGATGACAACGAAAATGACATAAAACGTGCTCTTATGCGACAAGAAATATATTCCGTAGATTGCGTCATCGGGAACGTAATAGATGTCACTTGATTGCTTGGAGAACCAGAATAATAACTAGTATTGGGCGAAGTTGCCGTGTCGGTAGCGTAATTTGTGTAATTTATGGTTAAATACACCGTAGCATTTTGATTGCCACTGTACGTACCCCATTTCATGTCAGGCCAAATTTGATCAACAAAAACCAAATTGTCGGCTTCGTTTAATTGTATAAATCCGGTAGAGAAAGACGCTTGCATTCCGGTTGTTTGACCGTTGTAAACAGCATCATTACCAATTTCGTGTTGATAAATCCAATTATCAGAACCAGCACCGATTGGTGGACCAAGAACCGACTGGTCAATCCATGCCGTGCGGCCAAGGGTTCCAAAATCCCACTGTTGAACAAGAATATTATATTTAACATAACTGTCATTTTCAGTCGAATTAGCAGATGGATAAAACCATGTAATTTCGTTAAATTGACTATTAACGCCGCAACATACTTTTGATAAATAATTATTATTTATGTTTTGAAAGATAACATCAAAAATAGGGCAAGGTATTGCTTGGGGTCCAGAACCAACCATCATAAAAAATTGTTTTTGGCTCATCCAATAAACAGCCCCATTGAGTTGACCGACACAATGGCGTGATACAGCGCCGCAATTGGAACCAATTTTATTAAAACCGTATACAAGCGGAAATCCTACATATTGCATCGCCCACAGATCAAGATCGGTCCATAAAAGACCTTGCTGCGGACCTTGAATGCCAGCAACCAATTTTGATCCCGTAGGTATACGAAATGAACCCGCTTGATTGGTAGAGGTGGCATTCCACACAGTAAAATCACCTACGTCGCACCAACGAACCAATAAGGGGTCAGCCTGCAAAGTAAATGATGATCCGTAAGCAATAATTTGCCGTTCTGGCATAGCAACAAAAATGCCGGATGAGTTAATCGGTGCGTTTCCGCCTAAATATTGAGCATTTTGTACTTGTCCATTTGGATCATAATAATAAATTGCGCCGCCAGCAGAACAAGCGATAAGATAAGAACCAAAATTATCTAAAGTCCAATCTGTTGAAGTAATAGCCGTCCCCGGCAAATTATTGGTTTGACCAACACCAAAACCGCCCACACCGAATCCACCTGTACCAAAGCCTGCCGCCAACGTTTGGGGGCCGACACCTACATAATAAACGGATTCTACATTTCCGCTGTTGATAGCCGTTGGTCCCGCATTGGATGTAGCTAAATTGGCTGCGGCAAATGTAAACGAACTAGCTGTAGGAACACTTATAATTGTGTAAAGGCCAAATAAATTAATGCCGCCAACTGATGTTGAAACTCCAACATAAATTTCATTGCCAGGCAAATATCCGTGATTATCCAAATAACCTGTAACAATTGAAGAACCACTCGTTGTTTTAAATGAGTAAACACTTACAAGTTTGGCTGTTCCGGTGCCAGAACCAACTCCTGTCGCATTAAATATAACGCCAACCGTATTGGAAGCCGCACCAATTAACGTATAATCGGTTGTTCCGACCGTAACGATTTTATAAGTATCGCCAACGACAAATGAGCCTGCCACTGTATTGGCAGATGTATCAGCCGAAGATGTGGCAGCAGATTCTGCATTAATTGTAAAAGTTGTAGAAACATATGATTGTAAACGATAAGGTCCATTCAACACCAAACCGCCCACAGCAACGGGCGTTACAAAGTCAACATAATCAAATGTTGATAATACCGTTGTATTGGAATCAGTGATTGTAACGACATTTGATCCAGATGTAGTAACAAAAACAGGCGATGTATTGGTTGTTATGGTTCGTGGCGTAACATCAATCAACGTGTTTCCAGTCAAAACATTTAAAGACGATTCAGCACCAATTCCCAAATGATTGATGGCATTTAAATCAGACCAACCTTTTAAAGCACGAATTTTTGATGATAATGCGGAAGTAAAATAATTAACCCATCCACCTAATTTTTGGGCAAGACCAAGACCGTTTCTTTCTTGCAAAAACCGAATTAATTGTGACGATGAATAAGCGGCCTCATTCAATACGGGGGTATTGTTGGTTTCAACGCCGGGTTTTAAACGTATTGTGGTGTGAGGCATGGGTTACCTCGTTGCCGACGCGGCAGGGGCTGGCGAATACGAAGTCCACGCCGCCGCTTCAAATTTCTTACGATTTTCTTCAACAAGCGCACTAGCCTTTAAGGCTTGATACTGGGATTCATAAGTTTGAGCCATTTGCGGATCATCGTTTAATCGGCCAAAGTTACGTTGAAAAGCCGAAATATAGATCATGGATGCCATGATAAATAAATCAGGCAAATAGGTAGATATAAAGGTTGTTGTATTAGTTGCGGAAAGGGGTGCCGATCGTACCGTACCTGTCAGTCTAACGCCGTAACTGTTGTTAGGCGTAGGACCAACAATGATATTTTGCGACGTATTGCCCGTTGTATTGGTATCGCCGCCGTAAACTGCAAAATATTGTGGCAAACCTTGCGTTGAGCCAGAACCCCAAACATTTTGTATATATTCCTTGGTTACGGGCAATAATGGCGTTGAATTTCCAGAATTATCAATAACTTCAAATGTTTGCGGAACAATAAATTGAGATGTTGGAATTGTCAGCGTATTGTTGCCGCCAGTAAAAGTATAAGCCGTTGTGCTAATTTGCGTGGATAAAAAATCCAAATCGCGCTGCATACGCAATTCAGCATAATCAATCATGGATGGGATTATAATAGTGAAATTGGTGTCAGTGACCGGAACCACGGCCATTGTCGCAATTTGTTGAACATATGATGCATAAGTTAAGGACATAGTTATCCAACCATATTAAAAGCAACCGTCTCCACCTCGGAAACACGTTTAGACCACCCTTTACCAAATGTATCATATGTCGGGAGAGATTGTAAGAAGGTTAATCT